GGTGGCATACCTTGAGGTGGCATACCTTGAGGTGGCATACCGGGCATACCCTGTGGTGGTTGCATCTGTTGCATCTGTTGCATCTGTTGCATCTGTTGTTGCATCTGCATGATCTCTGGATCCTGCTGCGCTTGTTGCCTAGCCATCAGATCAATGTGTCCGTAAACATGGCCTTGGACAATCCCTTGCATCTGAGGATTTGCCTGACAGATTCCAGAATTGTAGAACGCCATATGAATAGCAATATGTGCTTGATGGTTCTGATCTGGAAACGGTACAGCAGGCTGCATTGTCGTAAAGCCACCATTTTCAATTGCCGCTGCAATAGGTTGCGGTTCCGGCGGGGGTGGAGGAGGCGGCAGAATCTGATCAACCTGCTGTACACCCATCGCTTCGTACATGCGTTTATACGCATTGTAGATACCCATCGGACCATGAATTTCAGGATTTGATTGTACCATCTTCAACATTTCTTGTGACAGCATGACGCGCTGACTCATAGAGAAAATGTTGGGATCGCTGACTGGAATAATGTCAATACGGTCATCAAAGTCAGACTGCTTGACACTTTGATCACCATTAGCCGTCATGTACGGATACTGCGGCGGCAGATAATCCCTGAATAATCCAGCGAGTAAGTTGAATTCTATCCGCTGCGAGTAGTGCAATCGCTTGTGGATTGCGCTCATCACGCGACTACCCTTCTCTAGAAGAGCAATCGTTGTGCCTACAGGCGCTTCTGGATTGCCATCACCGACCTGCATATCACCAATTGATGCAAATCTCCTACCCGCATCAACCAGCATACCTAACAGATTAAGCAGTGTAGGGCTGGGCTCCTTGAACGGCAGAGGCATCAATGCCTCGCGTAAAGACCCGCCGGGTGCGTCCATATCCCTGAACTCACCTGGCTGAAGAGGCACATCGTCATCTCGAATACGAATGCCTCTGGCTTTAAAACCAGCAGGTAAATTAGATAGCGTACCCGCGTCAATCAATTGCCTGAGAATCGAGGTTGCGCCTCGAGACAAACCGCCAATCATGTGGGTTAGGCCAAAGCCATAGAACCCTACACCAGGCAGGAACTTGTAATGAACAAAGTAGTCCACTCGCCTACGCGCAGGATCCTGTTGGTTGTAGTTTCTGCGAATTGACAGGACCGTTGATTGCTTCGGTAACAGCGTGACGATGTATGGCAACTTAATGCCTGTCTCTTCACCTTGCGCGTTAATATCTTCAAAACCGGGGATATCCAACTCAACATGCATTTCAAGGATTTCACATTCGTCAGAGCCGGATCCGCCTGATGGTTTTACACCCTGAAGTTCATCGATCTCTTCATCGATGCCATCATCACCATAAGAAGGATTATTGATGTAAGACACAGACGATTTTTTGTAGAAACCTGCTTCCTGCATTTTCTTCACATTATTGTGTGACATATCAATGATGTGAGTAATTCTTGTGGCGCTATCGATACTGGATGCACCATAAGGCACAATCAGTTTTTCTGACGGAATAAAACGCGATACCGGACGATCAAGCGTCTGGTCAAAGTGAACCTTGCGGAATGCGCTACCAGACAAGGGCAGATAGAACAACATCTGATCAGTTTCAGGGTCATATTCCTTCATGACCTGCGTGATCTGATAGTTCATAAACTCCTGAACTCGAGCTGCCTGCAGATCGGTGTTTGGACTCATCATGCCAACAACCTGCGCCTTAACAGGTCCACCAGGTGGCAACATCTCTTTGTATGCTTGGGCCTGAAACTGCGTAACAGACTCTGCGAGTAACGGATGAATAATGCCAGAGGCACCCTCAAAAGGTTCAGATCTTTCCTCAAACTTCATGCCAAGGAACTCAAGACCTTCTCGATACTGATCTTCCCACTCTTTGCGTGAAGAACGATCATCCTGATAATCAGACATACAGTCTGAATAAATACGACCTAAGCCACCGGAATCGATGACTTCCGCGAGATTGGCATAAAAATCCTGTTCCATGTTCATCATCGGTGCCGGGGGCATACCAACCAGCATGGTGCCGTCTTCTAATATTTCATTATCATCATCGTCAAACTCTTCAAACATTTCATCAATTCGAGGTTCAACATCGACCAGGATTTCTTTTGAATTATCTTCAATACCTAGATCGGCAATGTCTATATCATCAACGCCGCGTTCAATGGCCATGTGTAGTTATCCCCATTTAGCTTGCCACTTGGTCATCATGCCACCTTTGGCTTTCTTGACGGGAGCTTTAGGTTTTTCGGCGAAGGGTAGCTTACCTTCTAGTTTTAGTTTTCTGAATTCAGCAACCGTAATGCCACGCATACTAGCAGCTTTTCGTTCTAGTGCAGCGATTGCTTTGGGGTCCCGTTTTACGCCGTGCCAGAACCCGCCACCTTGCCATTGGTCGCGTACAGCCTTGTCCTTAAAGGGCGGTGTAGATTTTTGATCCAGCGTTTTCTTACCAGACTTTTTCTTAGGCTTGAGCTTAGGCTCTTCAACTTTTTTTGTAAGACGGGAACTGATTGCATCATCAAGCTTGTTAACACCCGCTTTGCCGTCTTCTTTGATGATTTCGTTAATTGATCTCTTATCCTTCTTCAGAAGAGTATTAGCAACAAAATCTTCAACTTCATCCTGGCTTTTGTTCAAGAATTTTCTAACTCTTTCCCCGGCTTTGCCAGAATTTTTTAAAATTGCAAGGGTTAATTTAGTTATCATTATCTCAATGCCCTGCCGTAACCACAGGTTGCTGCGCCCACACCTCTGGGCTTTTTCTGAACTGAAGTTTTTTTCTTGGAAGTTTTTTTCTTGGAAGTCTTTTTCGCCATGCCGCCTTTAGCTAGTTCCTCGACACTTACAACTTCTCGTAAATTTTGTGAAGGTGAAGAACCACCTACCGCCCTAGTACTTCTTCTCCTTGGAATCTCATAAGGAAGGGGGGAAACATCGCCACTCATAAATTTGTTAGCATGAGCCTTCGCCCCCGCTTCAATACCAGGCGGCACTATGGTGATGGCTTCTTCTTTGGCTGCGCGTTTGGCTGCGCGTTCGGCGGCTGCGGCTGCGGCTGCTGCTTTTGCTGCGCGTTTGGCGGCGGCGATCGCTTGTTTTGCTGCATTGCCTCTTAATTTTGAAAACCCAGTACTAGCATCAAGCAATACATTAAGGCCTGTTCTAATAGGCGTGTCTCTGGTGCCGTAAACTTTTTGGCCAGTCTTTTTGATTTTATTTAATACATTACTCATGATCACCTAAACTCCTTATCGCAGTGCTTTACCAAACCCTCGCTTGGCTGCGCCAACACCTCGACGCTTACCCCCGCTAGAACTGCCTTTAGAAACTTTCTTGACCGCGCCGCCTTTTGCGTAGCCTTTCTTTTTCATCATGCCGCCCATATTTTTCTTTACGGGCTTCTTTTTCTTGGTGCGAATGAAGTCAATCGCTCCTCGCTCACCACCAAACCTTTCATCATCACCCAGTAAGGCTCTGGCAAGTACACCGCCAAAAGGACGGAACTTGGGAAACAATTTTCCTTTTCCTTTACCCTTGGTCGTTTTGGTTTCAGCCGTTTCTTCAGCCGCTCTTTTAGCTTTTTCTGTTTGTTTTTTATTTAACGCCGCGGTGAGGCCATCAATCTGATCGTTTGCTCTTTTTGCTGCTTCTTCTTTTTTAAGTTCTTCGGCTGCTTTGTTAGCTGCCTTATCCATTTGTTTGCTTGTGCCTACAGTAGCGGGACCACCATAAACAATGGCTCTTGCGGTGCCACGTTTAACTCTATAACCAGTGTCTTTTTTTGAGCCAGTTTGCACGCCTGTTTTTCTACCAAACTTATCGTCTACTTTTTTAACTTTTCTTAAAGGTTGGCCGCTGGGCATTCTTTTTTGGCGAGTAATTAAGTCAATTAATTTTTCATCGGCTTTTTTAACAGTATCTACAGTTGCTCGAGCCCCTCTAACGGGAGAAGTTACCAACTCTACCGCTTTCTTTGAAACCCCTGAGTTAAGAGCAGCCTGTGCCGTGTTGATAAGACCTTCGAGGCCTCTGTTGAATAGCGATAAACTTTCTTTTGCAGCTTCTTTTTTAACCTTTGCCATGGATAGAATTCCTATTAGATTAATAGTACGAAATATTTCGCCGGGCAACGCGCTCATCAACCTCGTCAGATTGTAACG